TCATGCTTGTTTTTGCATAGTTTCTTTCATTTTTAAAGAAATTCTGTATTGATCGGCATCAGGGACGTCGACAAATTCTACAGTTTTATCAAAATTATTTTTGACAACTTCTTTAATTTCATCTAGAGAAACTTTGAAAAATTCTCTTCTTTGGTTTACAAGATTTAATTTTCGATTTTCAAAAGCTTTATGTAATTTTGCTTCCAGAGCTGGAGCATCTTCTGAAAAGATCATAGCATGTACATCAAATTTAAAAGGAACGGAAGCATCACCCAGTTCATCAACACGTTCCTGGGGATTTAATCTTCGTGTCATTCCAATTTTGTATATTCCTTCACCAAATGATCCAATGTTAGAAATTACATATACATATCCAGCTTTTTGGTTAGCTTCTCTATAATCGATATTTTTGATTTTGGTATCAATGTCAGATAAGGACTGTATAATTTCTTCTTTCTTTTTATTTAAATCTTCAGTATCTTCATCAGAAGAAGAGGATAATTGCTTATTAATATTAGAAAGAGCCTGTTCATAATGTTTGCGTTCTTTATCAATATTTTTGCGTTGTTCCTTAAGTTCTTTTTGTAATCGTGCTTCTTCACGTTGTTGAGCTCTTAATTCAGCTTTTTCCTCTTTCTCACGCTGCTTTTGAATCTGATATTCCAAGGCTAATTGGAGTTCTTGGATTTTTAGATCATAGTAGTCAGAAGTTATGGAAATAGCCATGGTCACTCCTAATTTTGCAATTGCATTAAAGCTTCGTTCCATTTTTTTGACCGAGGAATCGAAATTATTGTATTTTACTTTATTGATAATTTCATCGCATTCACTGTTAAATGCACGGAGCAGTAGTTTTTGCATATCCTTTATCATTTTGCGTCCTCTGACGACACTTCCATTGACTTGCCAGTCGGCACTACCAGATACCGCAGACCCGTCTTTGATCATGGCTTTTTGCATATTGCGTATATTCGTAAGTTCTGCTTTATAAGAATCCGCATTAAGAAAAGAATATCGCGGTTCATATAATCCAAAGTCTTGAACTAAGATTTCATCAGAAAATGTGATAATAGATTTCTTTAGTCCTTTTATGGTTGAATTTAATTCATTGATTTCATCATTGTATGCAACAATAAGTGATTTTTGTTTAGTAATTTCAGACATATATTTGTCATATTGTTCTTTTAATTTCTGTTCTTGCATTACTTTTTGATGTGCAAATTCAACCTGAGATTCAGCAATCTGTTTTTTTAATGATTCTAGATCTTGCATTTCTGGAGTGAGTAATGATTCCAGTGCTGCTTTTTCATTTTCAAGAATAGCGATTTTTGCTTCCATTTTGGAATTGGTATTTTCTAATTCCTGAATCTTATCATTTAATTCGTTGTTTCCAAATATTGAATTTAACAAACCCATTATACCCCCCCTGTATTCTATGTTGACATTTTCCTGTGTGTTATTTAAGTATTTGATTCGAAATCAGCTAATAGGATTGATTAAAAAGCTCTTCAGGTATCCGATCGAAATCAGGGAGTTCTCCAAAAGGATCTTCAGGAGGTTCTAAAGCTAACTGCTCATTACTCTCTGGATTCGAACTAGGAGGATAAAGTTCCTGATCCCAGTCCTGTAAGAAGCCTTGATCGTAAAAAATAGATTTATTTCCAGATATAGGGCAATATCGTGCGTTAGTTGGTAAGATCGTATTGTAGATGCAATTACCGATATAATTACAATTGCCGATACATCGGTTTACAAGGCAGGATCCACAAATCTGGCAATATTCACCCTGGATATTCGTTTGTTCGTTTTGACATCTTGGACATCTAATCAATTTTTTAGAAGCATAAGTTTCGAATTCTTTATATATCATGTCTCCGTCACCCCATTTCAGTGTGTTTTTATTGCCGCAGATAGGGCAATATTTTCCATATTCTTGAAGTAAAGTTGCGCCACATGTTCGGCAGTAATATTTATAGATGAAGTCGTAATAATATTGAAGAAGCTGATTATCATATTCATCTTCAATATTTATGTGAGATATCCATTTTTCATAAGCACGAAAACGATGTGTAGCTGCATTACTTGATATCTTACAGAAAGTTTTAAGTTCATTGATAGTAGAGACTCTGAACTTAAACAAAACAACATGAGGAACAAGAATTAATTGTGCGAAATAATCAGCTTCTTCTTCAAGATAGTTATAGGTAGAATCGCTTAAGCCATTTCGAAAAAGCTTATTATATTTGTAAAATTCATGATGCCTCAATACTATATGCCCTAACTCATGGGCTAAGTTCCATCGAACTCTATTTGAGTGAAGAATGTTAAAATCTAAGTCATTATAGTAGATGGAGTAACGTTTGTTTCCATCCCAGACAGCATAAGAATCTTTTGTTTCTGCATTTATAATTAACTCTTCATAAGTTATATTATGCTTTCGAATTTGACTACTATAAGTAATTAATTTGACATTATTCATTCCTCTAATAATATTTCCAATTTTAACAGGTACGCAAGGCTGTCCGTATTTTTTTAAAATTGAAAGTACACGATTTTTAATTTCAGCCCTGCGATTACTCGATATCTCCAGAATCATCTTCATCCCAATTATATTCATCAAAATTTGCTTTTAAAATGTTCATTAGTTTTGCTTGGTCTTTTGCAGACATCTTACTTTTTTCTCTTTGTATGATAACAAGATCTTGATCAAAATGCTGTTCATTAGAAGTTGAGTTTGCTTCATTATTCCAACCCATTAAATATGCAGGGGTGACATGGCAAAGGTTTGCAACAGCTTCTATTTTGTCTGATGGTATGTTAGTAATAAGATTATTTTCATATTTATATAAAGTTTGTTTTGACACATTAATTTTAGCTGCAAAATCAACTTGGCTCATTCCCATCCTTTTTCTTGATAGTTGTATTCGTTCTCCTACAGTCATTAATATCATCTCCTTTCTGAATAATTTTATGTTATCACAAAAAAGTTATAAAAGCAACCAAAAGTATCTTGACAAGTTACTTTTTTGTGATATAATTAAAGTAACTTAAAAAGTTACGGAGGTGAGAAAGTGGTAAGAACAGACAAGCTTCGAGGAATTATATCCGAAAGAGGTTTAACACAAACAAAAGTAGCTCGATTAATAGGAATTACGCCAAAAACATTTTATGAAAAAATGGCAAAAGGTGTTTTTGGAAGCGATGAGATCGAGATTATGATCAAAGAACTTCATATAGAAAATCCGATTGAAATTTTTTTTGATCTTAAGTAACTTTTAAAGTTACTATATTAAATAACAGATGACTCAATTCCTTGCCCGATCGTTGATGCTAATCCGATTGCATAGGAATAAAAAGAAAACAACCCCGACACAGTTAGCTTCTTTTCAATATAAAAAACATTCACGTGATCAGGCAAGGAATTGAGTCATCTGGCGAAAGGTAGGTGATGTTATGAAAGATAAAGCAGACAAGACCTTTAGTATTGGTAATGGAACTGTTCATATTCACGGAACAGTTAACCAGGAAAAGATAAAGGATGCAACAACAGAGTTCTTAAAGGAGGTTGAACGAAGAAAGAGAAAGGCGAAGAAAGAAAAACAAGCAGTCTAGAAAGGTACATAACAGTACACTGCAAATTACAAGATAATAAAAACAACCCAAGAAACACAGACGACTTAAACACGCTGGTCAAATTGAATATGTCGCTATGATCCCAATCTATAGCATAACAATAACTGCAAAACATAAACAATTAAATCTCTTCTTGATATAAAACATTGACCTATAAAAAATTAAAAATTGAATATAGAACTGGCCAGCGTGTTTAAGTCGTCTGGTAACAAACAAAAGAAAGGTAAGGTGTATATTTTGGAAAATGTACGAAGATACGAGGTATACGAAGGTCGTTTCGTAGAATCAAAGAAAAAGATTCAGAAGGCGATTGATCGTCAGAGAAAAATGAACAAGGTTCGAAAGAAGATTGAAAGGATGGTGATCTGCCACATCATTGGATTATTGTTTGCTGGATCAACAGCAACCTTGATGATTCCAGAGCTTATTGAAGCAAGAGGATATTTTGCATTCGGTGGCGAATGGATGCTGTTTGGTGTGTTTTATATCATTGGGTATTTAGGAATGAAATACATCAATGAGAGAGGAACAGAACAATGACAACAGGATACAAAAAAAGGTGCCCACAAAGCAGCAACTCCGTTAGGCACACAAATAAAAGTTCAGAAAAAATTATACCACAGATTAAGGAAGGAAACAAACATGAAAGATAAATTTTTAGCGAAATGCGACAATGCGGTAATCAAGAGCTGTCGATTTGCAGAAGTATGAGACGAAGATAAAGCGTTCAAAGTGTTGGAAGATATGGCAGAAGAGGCAGTAACAGAAGTTCTTGGATATGTCAATCCAATTTCAGAACATACATCGGTGTTTATCGTGCCAGTTTTAAGAGCGGTTTCAGATGCTTTAGAAAAAGGATTAACTGACTATGACAAAGGAATTTCTGAATATATCGAATCATTCTTAGGAAGAAGTGTTAAATCTGAGATCACAAAGGAGGAAAATGATAATGGGAAAAATGATCTTGATCACACCAAATAATGATGTGAAAGAACTTGAATATCCAGATGAGGGACTTAAATCATGGAAAAAGTTGAAAGAACACATTGGAAACAGATGTGACTTACTTGAACGAGTACAGCCCAACAGATTATACACAGAGATTGGTGCTGGATTCGAGATTAAGAAAGTGCCAGGATCAAAAGTAAGTATGCTAGTCGACGAAGAATTTCTTTATCACTGTGATAAGACCAAATTAAATAAGATCGCTTCTTATTTATACGAAACAGATCTTCATGGGTACCCAATTCTTGGGAATGCTTTGATCATTGGAGAAAAGTATGGAAATGCAGGAATTGAGTTTTGTGGAATGTCAGAAGAACAGTTCGATCTTGTCTTTTCTAAATTGACAGAATTGGGAAAGAGGTTTAAAGATGCAGGAAATTGAAATCAGCAAAGGAATCAAGCGGATCAAGTTCGATTCCTTTGATTCCTGGCTAAATGCCAGACATGGAATCGGTGGATCAGATGCATCCGCAGTATTAGGTCTTAGCCCTTATAAAACTAACGTTGATCTATACTTAGAAAAAATAGGACAGAGAATACCTGCAGATATCTCCGGAGAAGATTATGTAAGGTATGGACATGATGCGGAGCCGTTGCTTAGATCGCTGTTCGCACTTGACCATCCAGAATACCAAGTCGAGTACTTCGGAGACAACATGATTCGAAACGAAAAATATCCATGGGCACATGCATCCTTGGACGGAGAGCTGACTGATCAAGATGGGCGCAAAGGAATCTTGGAGATCAAGACAACTAATATCCTGCAAGGTATGCAGAGAGAAAAGTGGAAAGATCAGATTCCAGATAATTACTACATACAGGTGCTTCATTATCTGTTAGTTACTGAGTATGACTTTGTAGAGCTAAGAGCACAGCTTAAATCGGTATGGCAGGGACAAATCAGATTGGAGACAAAAGATTATCACGTTGAGCGATCAGAGGCAGAAGAAGACATTGAGATATTAAGACAAGCGGAAGAAGAATTTTGGTGGAAAGTCGAAAAAAGGCAGCAGCCAAATTTAATTTTGCCAGAGATATAAGGAGAAACACATGGAATTTAAAATTTATGATCCACAAGAAAATGGGTTTCTGCAAACGATTCACTGGAATTATGAAGAATTAAAAGCAGAACTCCAAGAGAAAACAGATTACTATGCAAATCTAGTCTATACACCAGACCAGATAAAACTTGCTAAAGAAGACATCGCAAGTTTACGTAAGTTTGTAACAGCATTGGAAAACCAGCGAATCTCTATTAAAAAACAAGTTATGCATCCATATACAAAATTTGAGAGTGAAGAAAAAGAAATAGTCAAGATTCTTACAAAAGCAATCAATAATATCGATGCTCAGATTAAAGAATGCAGAGAAACAGAACGCCAAAAGAAACTTGAAAAAGTAAAAGAAATCTATGCAAAAACAATCGGAGGTCTTGCTGATGTAGTAACGTTTGACAAGATTTTTAAAGATTCTTGGCTAAACGTGTCAACATCATTTAAATCAATCACAAATGAAATTACTGAGATCCGAGACAAGGTTGATAATGACCTGGTAGTGATCAATGCGGATACAAGTCCTTATGCATATGAAATGAAAGAAGAATATTTGAAGAACTTTGATCTTACAGAAGCAGTTAATAAAAAGCAACAGCTAGAGGAAACAGAAAAAAAGAAGGCTTTATTCGAAGAGCAGCAGAAACAGAAAAAAGATAAAGATCAGAAAGCAATGAGAGAAGAAATCAAAAAGATTGTATCTGCAGGTAATGAAAAAAAAGAGTCAGTCAAAGAAAGAACACGTGCAATTACATTTCGATGTGTTGTGAAAGAACGTAATTTTAAAGAAGTTAATGCAAGACTAAATTTGGTTACAAAAGTATGCGAGAAATTTGAAATTTTGGAACAGGAGGAACTATAGATATGGCAGTTGGAAATAGTTTAGCAAACAGAAAAAAACAGCAGTCTTCAAAAACAGGAATCACAACATTCCTTAATAGCATGGCCGTAATATCAAACATTGATCAGGCATTGGGAAAGGATAATAGACAGCGTTTTATTACAGGAGTGATTTCAGCAGTAAATAACAATGAATCACTAAAAGAATGTACAAACCAGTCTATTCTTTCAGGAGCTTTGCTAGGGGAATCATTAAAATTATCACCTTCTCCACAATTAGGGCATTACTATCTTGTGCCTTTTAATGATAAGAAGTATGGAAAAATTGCTCAATTCCAGTTGGGGTACAAAGGATATATTCAACTTGCGATTAGATCAGGACAGTATCGTAAGCTTAATGTACTGGCAATAAAAGAAGGTGAACTTGAATATTTTGATCCATTGAACGAAGAAATCAAAATCAATTTGATGATCGATAAATGGGATGAACGAGAAGAAGCACCAACAATGGGATATTATGCAAGTTTTGAATTAACCAATGGATTCAGAAAAGCAATTTACTGGTCTAAGAAGCAGATGATGTCACATGCAGATAAATATTCAGCAGCATTTTCAAAGGATGCGACACAGATTAATACAAAATACGGAACGAAAGAAAAAGTATCTTTTGAAGATTATGAAGCAGGAAACTATGATCCAAAGGACTCATGGATGTATTCTTCGCATTGGTACAAAGATTTTGATCAGATGGCATATAAAACAATGCTACGTCAGCTGATCAGCAAATGGGGAATCATGTCTATTGATCTGCAAAATGCTATGGAATCCGACATGGCAATGATAAATGAAGATGGTACAAAAGAATATGTAGATGCTGTTACAGAAGAGAATATTGTATCTGAACAGGATTTAAAAGAAAGTAATGATGACGATAATAAAGAAAATATATCTGAAGAAAATCAGCAACCAGAAGCAAGCTTCCAGGAAGATCAGCAATTCTTCAAATAAAAAATATCAGGCAGGGAGGTTAACATGAATTACATAGAAGAAGTGAATAGTTTTTATGAATGGATTCGCTTTAAACCTATCCCTGCGGGAGCGCAAGCGCTTTGGCACCTATTAATGAATATTAACAACGGATGTGCGGTTAACATTGATGGAAAATATTATTGGCCAGTTGAATTTACGGTCTCCAATGGATCTCTCACATCGGTACTGGACTTCTCCAGGACGCAATTAGACAGAATGAGAAATGTCTTAATTCAATCTGGACGAATCGTGTACAAGAAGGGCAACCGGGGTCAAAGTGGAAAATATAGAATAAATCCATTTAATACACATTATGTTACACAACCTGTTACACATCCCGTTACACAACTCGTTACACAAGTGTGGCAGTTACGTAACATAATGTGCACATTAAATAATAATAATAATATGAATGATGATGGTGATATATATAAGCGCACACCTGAGACCGAAGATATACAGGAAAAACTTCAAGAACTTGTTAAAAAATATTTTGGAAGAAACTCTACAGACAAAGATCTAGAGATTGTTCGTAGTCTTGTTTACAGAAAACAAAGTATTGATCAGAAAACTACTGTTGGCCCAGATGATACTAAAGTCGAATTATTGGAACATGCAATGGATATAGCTTATATGTCTGGAACAATGAACTGGAATTATGTCTTAGGGATACTACGCAATTTTACAAAGCGTGGAATTACGACAGTTGACGATGCAGAAGCATATCAAGCTGAAATAGATATGGCAGCAGGAAAGATATAAGGAGTGATGTCATGACAAATTGGAATATGCCGTATTGGCAGACGAAACAAACAAAAGATTACCAAAATAAACTACGTGGAGCAAGAAGTAAAGCTATGGGTGATGCTTGGGAAGTTATGATTTCTAATGCATGTGATGCATATCGCAAAGCCGGAATTGCTGACATACAAAAGACTCCAGAACCTTTTCGTGTAACTAGAAATCTTGGAAAAGGCAGATTTGAAGGGCACTTTATACATTGTGCACAACCTGATTATAAAGGAATTATGATGAATGGTCAGGGTATCATTTTTGAAGCAAAATATACAGATCATAATCGAATCATGCAAAATGCTGTAACAGAAACACAGTCAAAAAATTTTGAGAGATTTCAAATTTTAGGTGGTCTTGCATATGTAATGGTTTGTATACAGCTAAAAGATTTTTACAGAGTTCCATGGAATATCTGGAAATCTATGAAACAGCTATACGGGCATAAATATATGACATCTTCGGATCTGGAAATTTATAAGGTGCCGTGTAGAGAAAATTTTGTAGAAATCCTGAAGGGAATAGAGAATGAAAGGAACTAATAAATGGAAAATTTAAATAAAGTACAGTTAACAGGAGAAATTCAATCTGGGATTAGAGAAAATCATGAATGGAAAAGTGAGAAATTTTATATGTTTGAGCTCGGGGTAAAACGTAAAAGTGGCGTGATTGATAAAGCTCGGATTATAGTCTCAGAAAGATTAATTGATCTGAACAGCTTAATGTTAGGAACAGTTATCAACATTGAGGGAGAAATTCGTACATACAATCAACATGATGAGCAAAATAGATCTCATTTATGTGTATACATTTTTTCAAATACAATTAAAGTTATTGATCAGGACGATTACTATCCAACTAATATGGTTGAGCTGGAAGGATTTTTGATTAAGCAACCGATATTTAGAACAACACCTTTAGGAAGAGAACTTTGTGATGCAATTATTGCTGTAAACAGGAGATTTAAAAGGACATCTTACATCCCTTGTATCTTCTGGTCACGAAATGCAAGATATTTATCTAAACATGATGCAGGTACACGAATAAGACTAAAAGGTCGTTTGCAAAGCCGTGAATATCAGAAGCGAGAAGACATTGGTAGTGATCACTACAGAACAGCTTACGAGGTATCAAGTTATTGGATGTCAGTATTAGAAGATTCAGAAACTACTGAAAAATAAAATATAAAGCATCCGGCTGATTTCTGTCCGTACAAAATGCAACTAGTAACCATAAATGTTGTTAAATTTAAAAGTCGTAGTATTAGTCGTGGTAGTTGTAGATTTAGGGATAATCTTAAACTATAAAAGATGATCAGTGCGGACAGAAATCAGCCGGATGAGCTGAATTATATACCACAACAGTAACTATTGAACGCATAAGAAACAGTTAAGCGTATAAGCCATGAGCCTGCTGCCTATGCGGCAGGCGGAAAGGAGCACGATGGCAGATTACAGCAAAGGATTTAAAAGAAGAGTAGTAATTTTATGGATCAGACACAACATGTCATCAAGTGAAATAAGCAGATTATCAGGCAGTGATCATAAAACATTACTGAAATGGTATAAACGTTTTTATCCGGAAATAGCAGTGGGGGTACAGCAACACAAAGATACAAATTGGCACAATATAGGTATGTGTGCCGGTTATTACAAATAAAGGAGGCACTAAAAATGAGCAATTATGAAAGTAAGGCACAAGCTTTTTTATTTGCAATCATCAATGCTTATAAGAATGATGATCTAAATCTTAAAGAAGATATTCCTAAAATTGAAGTACCAGAAAATGGCGATTATACGGAAGATTTACAAGCATTAATAATTGCAATCAGTATGTGGTATTCGACTATTTCAAACAATCTTGTCGATTTTATTGAAATTACACATGTTATGAATAAAATGATGGTTCAATATTATCTGGATAAGGTAAAAAATAATGAAAAGGTGTACCAAGAGGAGTAAACACTTATAACAAAATTAAATAGATAGTTGCAAAATGTCGATAAACATCGAAAATATTAGATATTTGCTGTATGTTTTTCATTCCTAACAACATACAGTTGATGTAATATAAAAGTGATAGCGGCGGTTGATATAATTTTAATTCATTAGTTGTAATTCAAGGAATATCATATTCCATTTTTCTGAAAGTATATTAATCTACCGTTTGGTAGTTTCATCATTTGTAAATTGTTTTAATAAATTCCATAGACTGTTGGAAAGTTCAATATAAAAATAAAGAGTAGTGAAATCATATCCACTTACTTTCCAGCCAATCAAGGAAACAATTACAATGATAGCTTCCATATAACACATCCCTTCGGATAAATGTCCGCTATCACTATATATAGCTGTGAATCGAATGCTACTAACATTGATTTCACAGCTATATTTATAATATCAAATGACATTCCAACTATCAATATGATGGTTGGATTTTTTTATTGCAACAATTTAAAAGTAAATAACAATAATCAGGCAGTTTAGTTTTCTGTTCGAGCAGGATTCTTTTTAGTAACAACTATTAACAATAAGCATCATTAAAATGTAAACATATTTTTTCAAGTGTCTTGTGGATTTGCAGAACTTTATACAAGATTTGGTAATTACAATTTAAATCATAAAGAATCACAATTTTTATATGATTAGACAACATTAATTCGAATAGTAATCAAGATAAAGCATTGTATCGAACAGAAAATTAAGCTGTCTGAAAAAATGATAAAAGAATGGGAGTAATAGAATGAGCAAACAAGAGTATATAATGCAAGGTAGAAACGAAGGAATTGTATTTAGTGTGAATATTATTAATGAAAAAGGACCTGATGAACTGATAAGAATTGCAAGGCAGAGGAAACTTGCCGGATTAAAGACTATGATTGATCCAAGACTTTATGAAAGAGATTTAGAAGAAGCAAAGAGACAGATGTTAGATGCAATCCTAATTATGAGCATTATAGTTTTAAAAGATGAGTTTGATTTCGGAAGTAAGAGGTTAGATCGATTTAGAAAAAGATTTAATGAGAAATCAGAGTGCCTGGAGACAGGGCATGTGACATGGATTGATCTAATTGAGCAGATTCAGGAAGAAAACGGAATTGAACTGCAGCTTAGGAAGAATGATACAAATATCTGGAACTGGGGGAAATTATGATGCTGAATAAGAAAGAATTTGAAGGTTATGTATGTGAGATCGCAGGAAAGCCGATTAGAGAAATGAAGTTATGCCCGGATAAGCAGCAGAAGTTAAAGGTCCGGATCAAGTGTGACAAGAGTTGTATTTATTGTGAAAAGGAGAAAGAACATGAATGTGATTAGGATAAGTGAACGAAAAGGTACAGAAGCAAGGGGAACTTGCACAGAATGTGGCAAAGAATCACGAGAGGACCAAGAAATGTTAAAAATAAGATTCGAACATTATGGATCGAGCATTTTTTTGTGTGAAAGATGTCTTAAAACTTTGCATTATGTTATTGGAACATGGATTGAGGAGTGAAAAAATGTGTACATTACAATTTAGTGTAGATGGAGAATTTATAACGGATCTATCAAGAGAATAGTTTTATGTAGAAGGTAAAGGATACGATAAGTGTATGGATTTGTTGGAATCTTCTATGAGTGGAACTGATGAAACTAAAGAACAAATTATAAGACATGCTGAAGATCTTTTGCTTGGACGTGCAGCATTAAAAGGGAATACAAGAGATGGAACGTACCATTTGGAAATTTATCCTCCTGAAGAAGAGGAGAAAATGCCAGAATATATGAATGTATGGAAAATTGTAGGAGAGCAAAAGAAAGTTAAAGATGAACTAGAGCAATACAAAAGACGTTGGGAAGTTGCAATGAAAATGATTCCTAGACACCTAAAAGAAGAAATAGGCATTGAACTTGACGAAGATCTTACAGAACCAGAGTCACGACCAGTAGTATCGAGAGCCTTAGATAATTATATGAAAAGAATGCTTGATACAGAGGAACACACAACAGAAGACTATGGATGGTTAGAACCAAACGGAAAATTCCATGCAGTAGAATGGGGAGATCATCAGAAATGGGCTTATGAATATTTAAAAAGCAATTTAAAGAAAGAAGAATTGCCGAAGCTTTATGAAGCAGGAGATGAGCTAACAAAAGAAGGATGGGTGCTACTCCATAATCCAACTCAAGGAATTGCAATGACAACAAAAAATCCATGCAAAGATTATACAAAGGCACAGAAAGAGTTTTTGTTTGAATATTACATGGAAAGAAACTGTGAGAAAGAAGCAAATGATATCTGGGAGGAATAAATGATTAACAGTAATATCTTAAAAACTTGGAACGAAGAAAGAATTAAATATCAGATACGATATGCAAAAAGTTGTGCTGAATATCACAAATATCCTGAGAATTTAGACAACAAAGGACATATGCATGAACAGAGTTGGGTGTTGATTAATGTTTTTGGGCTATCAGCCAAACAAGTCGAAGAAGTAGAACGAGAGGATGGTTTTACAACAGAGGATATCCTTAGTCCTGAATTTGAAAGGTGGTGTCGCTTAAGTTAGCGAAAGAACAGTTGGATAACAAATAAAAATCTAGTAGGAAGAGAAATGGAGATACAGAATATATCGGAAGTTCGCTGAGAAGCAAGAGATACATCTACTACAACTGTTTTGTAGAGAGTATCGCAGATATTGATTAGAAGTACAGGAAAAGGAAGTGGAGAAAATGGGAATTAAAAATCTAACAGAAGCAGAAGAAAAAGAGTTTTACAGACTTGTTGAGAAGATGAGTGGGAAAGGGAAAGAACCAGACAAGAAACAGGATGCAAAGGTAAAGAAACCAGAGTATGGAGATGTAGTCTTTCATCTTAACTATGTTGGAGAAATTAGAAGAAATACATGGCTTAATACTCAAACAGATTCTAAAATGTGGGAATTAGGAAATATCTTTTTCACAGAAGAAGAAGCAGAATTCGCAAGAGAGAAAAGAAGAGTAGAAGTAGAACTTGAACGGTATGCAAAGGAGCATAATGGTTCGATACGCAGTGATAGTTTTTACCTTTTATATAACAATGAAAATGATGGAAAACTTGATTATGATGTGTGGAGTACTTGTAAACCACAGGGAGGGGTGCAGTTTACATCAAAACAACTTGTATTTGATGCAATCGAAGCAGTAGGAAAAGACAGAATCCTTAAATATATATTTTGTGTAGAAAGTGAGGAAAATGAGTAATGAATTTAGAAGAAGCTACTAAATATATGAAAAGTAAGGTAAAAGAGAAATATAAGGACGGCACGGTTCAACTAGCGGTTCTGCACGACGAAGAAGCTAATGATTTTTTCAAAGAAGCGGAAAACTATAAACTGCTTGAAATCTGGCTGGAAGAACTGAAAGAGTTGAGGAAACACAAAGAAAAATATAGATGGCACGACTTAAGAGATAATCCGAATGACCTGCCAGATGCGAATTATCCAAGTAATACATGGTTTGAGGTAGTGCAAAAGGACAACGAAGAAGAGCTTCCACGAGGAGCAATGCAGTATGATGATGTACTAGGTTTTGGATTTTATCATGACATTTTTGATCCTGTATCTTTAGGTTATGTAGATACAGAGTTTACGACAGCTGAGGAAGAGGGCCTTGCAGAAGTAGTTGCATGGAGAGAGATTGAAGAATTTGAAAGTGAGGAAGAAAATGAAAATAGTTGATATTAACACATTAAAAGGTTCAGACAGACATGGCAGTTGCACAGAGTGTGAAAAGGATTTTGCAGAAGATAAAGGAATGAAAAGAATCATTTTCGGAACGGATCAGAAGCATACCATCTTCTTATGTGACAAATGTTACCACGATTTTTTGCAAGAAATAAACAGGAGATCACAGAACATGGGAAAGACAATAGAGAAAATAGAGAGTGTGGCAAAAATGTTAAATGGACGACACATGCCGAAACCTTACGAAGTGTACAAACACTTTAAAGGGAACTTATATGTTGTTCTTAATGTTGCTCGTTATACAGAGACAAATGAATTATTTGTAGTATATGCTGCTACAAAAGAAATGCAAAGAATCTATGCAAGACCATTAGAAATGTTTATGAGTGAAGTAGATCGCGAAAAATATCCTGATGCAAAGCAAACATACAGGTTTGAAAATATGATGGAGGGTTAATCTATGATCGTAGGATTTTTAAGCGGATTATTCATTGGATCGGTAGCTGGTGCAGCAGTAATGGCATTATGTCAAGCAGCGAAAGAGAGGGATGATCTATGAGCAACAGAAAGACGATAACAGCTTTCCTAGAAAATCTGTTATACGAAGAAAAATTATGTGGTATGGGGATGTACTGGGCGAAAGAAGTAGTTGTAGATTACGGATCATCAAAAGCTAAGACAAAAAGAATTGATTTTATGCAGTATATACCAGACGGACAGTGTAGCATATCGTCCCTGGAAAAAGGAATTTTCATTTGCTATGAAGTAAAAAGCTGCAAAGAAGATGTTTACAGCGGAAATGGACTAAATTTCTTGGGAGAGAAAAATTATATAGTAACAACAATGCAGTGTTATGAAGATCTATTGCCAGACATTCAATCTGGAAAGTTGGACAGATACATAAAACAAAATTATCCAGAGTCTTATAATCATTATGGAATCATGGTTGCCATGCCTAGAGGATGTTGGAAAGATGACAAATCTGATAAGAAAATAACGGATAGAAGCATAACGGATGAATGGCATTTAGTTATTATGAAAAAATGCGGTAAAGCATTAAGGCGAAAAAGCTTAGTAGAATTATTATTTTGTATGCTTAGAGCGAAAGGAGAATGAAAAATGTTTAAAGTCAAGAAGGAATCAACAGAGAAGATATATACAGTATTTGCTGTCCAGAAAGATAAATTCGGTGGTACTGAATTTCTTATTTATGATGAGACATGGGGCTGGGTATGGCGATCTCCGATAGATTATGCACCAGTGGAGGAGTAAATGAACAAACGACAATTTAAAAAAGAAGTCAAGAAATTTTTATTAATAAATAAATCATGCAAAGAGGCAAGAAGGGAATGGAATATAGTAACAAGACACTATTCTGATTATAAGAAGATTAGGGGCGTTGAAAAATTGCGACAAAAAAACTTAGCAAAAGTAAGGAAACGTCAAAGAATAAATGGAATGACAAGGATTTATTCATAATAGGAGCAGAAATAACATGACAAGAGAAGAAAAAATAAACAACTTATTTCTTTTCTGCCAGCTGAATCTGAAAAAGGGCTGCAAGGGTTGTGACTTAGATAAAACTACAGATAATTGTAATTTTGCCGCTTTACCAGATGAGACAATTAATAAGTTATATAAGAGTATAGAAAAATACTGTAAATACGATTTGTTAAATCTAGTTAGCCAGATCAAAATATAAACGGAGGAATAGTCATGGAGAGATTAACCGAATACAGCTGTGGAGTAGCAGTTATCAGAAACAAAAACCTTATCAATAAGGCAATGTATGATCTTGCACGTTATGAAGATACAGGGTTGACACCAGAAGAAGTCAAAGCAATGAAAGATAGTAAGAGTGATCAGGTGGATTATTCATTACTGGAGTATTACAAAACAATAGGA